CTGTATATGTAATTACACCTGTAGAACTGTTATAAGCAAGACTTCCATCTCCTCCACTATCTGTAACTGAAACAGAGGCTCGGGAACGAGCGTTCGTGTAATAAAGATTGGTATTCTCTGATAAGTCTGCAGTAGTATTTCCAGCAAAATTTAATTTATCAGAAGAAGTATTTAACTCCTGAAATAATCCAGAAACAAGTATTAGTGGATTTCTTACTGCCATGTTCTAACCAACGTTGCCTGAGTTCTTTATAAATAGTGAACTACTATTGTTACTATCTTACGACGACTTAATTAGAAACTAAGTTAATAAAACTGGTGGCTCAATTTTTACAATTAATTGTGCTGCTGTTCCTGCTTCTCCTATTACTGTTTGGTAATGACTTGAAGTTGTAGGCGCTGTAGTTGTAATAGCTCCTGCAGAAGCATTAGATAAATAATAAAAATTTCCAGGATCAAGACCAGAAGTTGCCACAACTCCTCTAACAATCGCTCTAACTACTTGACCTGCAGATTTAGTAGTCTCCGCAATTCCAGCAACAGTAGCTTTATCAACAGTATCGTTTGCAATAGCTTTACCTAACTGCCCATCACTTGCTCTGGCATATAAAGCGTCTCCTTGAGTAACATTTTCGAAAGCAATCGCATCAAAACCGACAATCTTATAAACAATTGGTGTAGGCATCGTGGATTGAAAATCCTGTAATGCACCTACAAAACCTTCCCAGTTAGGTGGATAAGGCTGATTAACTGTAACGCCTGACATTAGACTAAAAGAATAGGAGGTTCAACTTGGATAGCAAATTTAGTTGTAGTTGAGGCTTCGCCTAAACGTACTACTGCTTGCCCAGAACCACTGGGGGCAGTTGTTGTCATTGCTCCTGCAGTTGTAGGAGATAAATAATACAAATCACCAGCATCTAAACCAGTCATATCTTTAACGCCAACTACAACTACTTTTACTGTGGCGCCTAAAATTTCAGTAGAATTAGCAAGACCAATAACCTGACAAGCTTCTGAACTTCCACTTGCAGCAGTAGCTTTACCAACTTTTCCATCTGAGGTTCTTATATATAACCAATCTTTATTACTGACAGCTTCGAAAGTTGTAGCATCAAAGCCTATCTGCAAAGGAGCAAAAGTAGGAAAACCATCTTTCACATCTATAATTGCATCTACCAAACCTCTCATATTAGGCTCGTATGGTTGACGAGTCTTAGTAAAACTATTTGCCGTCATTAGATCAACTAAAACAGCTATAGCACCTTCTACATTTGGCTCATATCCTGTTGCCATAAAAAATACCTCTATTAATCTTTATTTTAATTTGTCAAACCCTTTAGAATAGAAGAATAAGAGTAAGATAATGTCAACAGAAGTAATTGCGGCGATTATATCGGGAAGCATTGGTGCTTTTGCTGGCTTATCTCGCGCACTTTCTAACTTTAATAAAAAACTAGATCGAAGATTTGAAAATATCGAACGAGATCTAGATAACTTACAAAATCGTGTGGTCTGTGATTACGTGTTAAAAGAAGATTTTTTAAGAGAAATGCAAGCCGTCCATAATAAATTGGATCGGATTCTTGATCATTTACTGGCCCAACATTAAGGACCAATCACAACCCAAGAAGTTGAAGCCAATAAGTAAATAGTTAATTTATTTGTGGAGGTATTGTAATGCACTTGACCATCTACAGGATTAGCAGGATACCCAGCGGAAACAGACGCAACAGCTTTAGCCATCTGCCAAGAAGTTCCATCATAAAATTTCAAAACGTGGGTGCTTGCAGTGTCTAACCAAGACTCTCCTAAACTAAGACTTGTAAAACCAACAGCTGAAGTATTTGGAGCTGTAGTACCTATATGAGTAGGTCCAACTTTAATTAATTTAGTACCTGGAGAAGCAGTAATATCAGCAAAATATAAACCGGAATCGCCAATATTATTATTAACAGCTAGCTCACCAGCACCGAGACGTACAGGAAATGGTCGATCATGAAGAGTACTAGAACGACGAGAAAGAATTTGAACAGCCATGATTAAGTATTGATATATAAATCCGCATCTACCACTGTATCCTGGTCAGTATCTGGGCTATAAGTACTCCCTTCTATAGTGCTCATAGAAGAAGATGTTTCAACAGGTAGTCCACTAAGAAACTCGCCTCCTCCTACTAAACCTGATTCAAAACTTGTCGTATATTCACTAAGTGGTTTGTTAATAAGGCCGAACTTTAAGTCGTCTAAAACAGTTGGAGACTTATTAAATAGTTTATTAATCAAAGTAATCATCCTATTAGTAGTATTAACTGCTTGACCACTCCTACTTAAGTTGCCATCCGAGTCTCTTTTTAAACTATCAGTTAAAGTCATACCTAAAACTGACGGATCAAAATCAGCAACATCTTGAGGTAAATTATATGAACCTGTAACTTCTTTATTTCCCTGCCACTTTGTACTTCTTTGATATAAAGCCATAACTTCAGCAGCTTCTTTCAATTTCTCTTTCTCTTTTGAGAAACGATGTTCAAAATGTTCTAAACCTTTACCTATTGGCTTGTCATTAGGTTCAAGAAGCCAAGCCCCTACATATTCATGTTTCTTTAAATTCTCTACGGTGCAATAACCACCAGAAGTAGCACTAAAAGGATAAATAACAATAAAACTATCTGAATTAGGAACTGAACTAACAGTGTATTCACCAGAAATAGCATTTCCACTCGTAAATGTTAACTGTATCTTAGTATTTACTTCTAAACCATGCCCAACAAAATCTACAGTAATATTAGGACCTGCTTGAGTGTATTTTGCAGCTAACTTAAGAGGTTCGTTCCCTTCGTCATGACTCAAAGCAAACATAGCTGCATAAATGTGCTTACACCAACGTAATTGGTAATACATTAAATTCTGAAAAGACTTATCACCTGTATCTTTGTAATCTGGTAGCTGATAAAAATTATTGATTGTGACATAGCCTAAATCTCTAAACGTACCAGGAATATCTCTAGAGTCACTTAAAGTACCATCAGGCTGCAAAACATTACCTGGTTTTGTATCGCGAATGGATGTAACTGGAAAACGTTTACTTTGTAATTGACTATATAGATCATACATATCTCTTCGAGAAAAATCTTGACAAGAACATTGCCAACGTAATTCAGTAGTTAAATATCTACCAACTGCAAAACCACGATATGCAGGTACAACAGTTTTAGCAACACTATCTGTTGTTTTAGCTCCATAACTATCTGCTCGCTGGAATATTATCTCATTCGTCGTTGCGTCAACACCTGTAACAGTAAAACCAACGTAATCATCATATCTAAAACCACGAAGTAACCTATTTAAAGTTAAATTTCCAGAAGTAGTTCCACTAGTAATAGTAGTAACTGTAAATTGGGTTGGTGAAGTCACCGTTACTGTATATCTACCAGAAGGTACTAATCCAGTAGAAATATCCAAGAAAACTTTATTTCCTGTAGATAAACCATGATCAGAAGAGCAGGTAACAGTTACTGTTGAACTAGATCGAGAATATGTAGACGAAATACCAGGATCCTTTTCAACAATACGATCAGCTAAGCGCTCTCCAGCGAAAAAAGACACCTCAGTAGGTAAATAACGCAATTTAACTCTTGTAGATGTCCATCTACTGTCCGAAAAAGCGGTAGAAACGTAAAAAGTCACATTTCCACTTGTAGTTAATGATCCAGAGGCAGTAAGAGTAAAGGAATTTTGCGTTTTTTCCGTAATAGCAAGTGTTGCATCAGTTGCACTACCCGTAGAAACGTCTAAATAGACATCATCTCCAGGATATAGTCCATGGTCTGCTTTATTGACTGTTATTGTCGTACCACTTTGGCTATATGTCGCAGTAACTGCATCACCGAGATAGCGTACAGCTAAAATTGGAAGTCCAAAATCGTAAAAACTAAATCCATCAGTATCGCGCATCCCAACAATGTGCTCACCTAGCTCTTGATTAACAGATGGGAACGTAAATATTCTTGCTGGTATAAATATTCCAGGATATTGTTGAAAAGTAAAATATAAACGATAATCACCTCTTCGTTGTCTCTCATTAGCAGTTGAACCCAACATACTTTGAGTAATCGTATAAATTTCGTAGCCACGCCTCCATCTTGTCCATAAGGAATCTTGATTATAAAAATTTATCTCACTTTGTAATTTTCCTCCATCAGATGCTCTATATGGGTTTACATCCTGAACTTTCCAATTAGCAGGTTTTCCAAACTGTGTATCATCATCAAAACCTTTAGAAAACTTTTTACCATCAAAACCTAATTTAGATGGAGAATTAAAACCACCAATTCCAAATGGCATCTTTCTAATTTAATAAAATCCGCCTTGGACATTACAATAGAAACCATTAGTCAAAGCAGTGGAACCACTAGTCGCACAATATAAAGCTTGTCCTCTTTTAAGCATTAATCCTCTATTTTTTGGTGAAACATTACTATTTGCTGAAGTAACATTTGCACCTGCTTGTACACTTGGATGGTTAATAAAAGGAAGAACGCCCTTCATTGATAGACTACAATTTTCGTAAGTAGGAGTTGAAGGTAAATTAGCAACAAATAAAGGGAAGAATTGGTTGATATTAGTAACAGTTCCTGTACCTACTAAATAAAAACAAAAATCTGTAGGAAGATAAACACTAACATTACCCGTAATAGTACCTCCTAAAGAAGGAATAGTCACATCAAATGTTGTGGCGGTATGTCCAGTTACTAAAGCTGTAAACTCACCATCAACAGGAACAGTTCCTGAACTATAGGTAGTAAAATCCAACCAAACTTCATGACCTTTCTTTACATTATGTCCAGCAGCTATCGTGACAGTACAAGTCGTACTATTAGCAGAATAAGTTCCAGTTGTCGGAGTAACTGCGTCAATATATCTAATTGTATTTTTTGAATAACGAAACCAAATATCATCAATATATGCACCACTAATAGAAGTATCCGTTAATGCTGAGTCACAATCAAAGATCTTCGTAGCATTACCAACAGCTGTTGGAATTAAACTTGTTTCAAAAGATTGTCCAGCAGCTACAGTTACTAACGTTGAATCAGTCGCTGGGCGATCTACCATTAAGGGTTGTTTGTTTGAACTACTGCTTGACACGTCTATTTACAAATAAGCTTAAATTTATTATAGCTGAAGGCTTTTTACTTATTCTTCTCCTCTTTTTTACTTTTACTCTCTAAACGAACACGAGATTTAGAAACAGCCTCCTTACGGCGTTCTTTATCTCCCTTTTTATCTTCTCCCTTACCACTTTTTTTCTTGAAATAATCAAGAATCTCTGGAGGCATAGAACGTTTCTTAGACATAACGTCAACTAGCAGGATAAGAAGCCTGTCCTAAATAAGAATCAGCCCCTGGAGATTTAGATAATTGACCAGGCCCATACTTAGTACGCGTACTTTCATGTGCCAAACTTTTTAAAGTTTCATTATCTAAAATATCTGCTGCCATGCGAAATTCTTCACCATCTTTCATAGGTTGTTTCTCTTGAATAAATTTAGAAACTAAATCATCTACTACTCGAGGGCTAGCCTGACCAGCAGCTCTTTCTCCAGGAGCTTTTTCATATGGATCTATGGAGGCTTTAGAAGTAGGCTTTAGAACAGAAGCACCTCTTCCGCTACCTTCAAATTTAAAATTTTCTGGAGATTGTCCCATGATAATTAAAAGAAATCAGTCTCATCTTCTATTGGATCTCCACCAGGTGGACTACTAATGGTTTGTGTAAGCCTTAAAGTATTTGGTGGCTTAAGCCAAGAACCTTTAGCGTTTGGAGGAGTATCTGCCTCCGCTAATAAAAGATTTATATCTCCTGCCATTCTAGGCCGTTCACGCCCTGGGAAAGTATTTCCAGAACTTCCTCTTCTATCTCCTTCGTTCGGTGCATCTTGCCTTCTAAGCCCAAAACTATAACCAAGACGAGTAGTTGGTTTAACACTCATCTTATAAAGCAGCTATGTTGAATGTAACTTCTGCATCAGTACCACCATTCTCACTCACAAATCTTGGGCGAACCCATTTAACCGGCATACGTACATGGTGGCAGTGTGGTCCATCAGCCGTTATAGTTTTATCTGAAATAATAGGTGCAAAATTTGTACCATCAATACTTCCATCTAAACGTACAATTACATTAGTATTTATATTTGCAACAACTGTTATCAGCGTGTAATCCTTAGTCGCAAAAAAGTTATTCTCAGCAACCCTTAAAAGAGTCCCTAACCCAGGAGCAGTAAGAGTTGTATCAACCTTAAATATAGTATCCTGAAAATAAGTTATTGCCATGAATGTAAAAGTGTCTTCTTATCTAGAATAACAGGGGGAAATGTATTTAACGATAGCTATTTTCAAGTAGCAAACGAGTACCAACAGCAACATCAGCTGGTCCTGGTAAAGCTTGAATAAATTCTGCACCCTCTCTATTAAAACGATAACGAGCTTGTTCTGGATTTCTATAGTTTGGAACATATAGATGTAACGCTAATCGATCGCATTCATACATATAAATCTGCGTCCAAGTCTTAAGAGTCTCCTTAAAATCAGAAGTTGATACTGTACGATCGACGTCACCAGCAATACTTTCTATTCTGTTTCTTGGAACTGTGTCATTATTCATCGTACCTGTCATATCAGTACGTTTTTCTGCCTCATCACAACGACTTATCTGTTCAGAAATTTTGTCATACCAAAAAGAATCTTGAATATTATCAATAGCTTCTTCAAGACGTGCTTGGTCACCAGCTGGTACTGAAGTTAAGTTATAACCTAAGTGCCAACGTACTTTTGATTTTAAATAAGTATCAAGCTTCATTCACCCTTATATCAAATAAGCCTATGCTCAGTCTACTCTGACTAAGTTTTCTTTAAAAATTTCATCCCAATCAACTCTCTTTATATTCTTTAATTGCTCAAGTTTTTGAAATCTTTCTCCAGTCTGTGTAGTTTGTAAGTCTTTTATATCTCTAGCCGTCTTTAAACCTACTCCTGGTAAAGCATCAGCAATCTGACGTGCACTTGCAGAATTAATATTTAAACGAGTATCAATAGGAAATGTTTCACGCTTTGTAGGTACCGCTGGCTTAACACCATCATTCTTTAAATCTTGCTTAAGCCTCTCTTCAGTTCTATTTTTCTCATTAGTGGCATCTAAATGAGGAGTCAAATCGTCTTCATTAACATAAATAACTTCCTCCTGAGCGTCAATACACATAACGACTCCCTCTCCATGCTGAGCTATTTTCTCGACTAAGCCCCCGGTCAACTTGTATTGGTACAACATAAATTCAAATAGTCGGTCTCACCTAGCTTAACAAAGTAAATCCCTGCTTACAACATCAAATAAATAGCCAAAGAAAAAGCGGGTCATAAAGACCCGCTAATTACTCTATATTCTAAGAATATTACTCGTCGTTACCGCCTACCTGAGAGGCGAAATCGATGAACCCTTGAATATCATTCCAAGATACGCCAGCAGCAGGACGAAGGTAGTTCACGCGAGTAAGGATGTAAGCAGCCCTACCTGCGTCGCTATCGTCGTCACTGATATACACACCATCACCATTGACAGCAGTTTGAGTGATGCCGTTGGTGTTGTAAATTTTAAAGGTTGTATTTGTTGTTACCTTGTACATCATGGAATCAGCAGCGTCAGCAGCAGCAATTGTGCTGGTTACGCCAGACCAGAAAGGAAGGTTTCCAACAGATGTATCTGAAGAACCTTGAGCAATCTTAGTCGCTGCAAAAGTCAAGTAAGAACTTGCCGCAGCCAATCCATTAAGCTGAGTAGCTGGAACACCAAAAGGTACACCACCATTATCAGGACCAACTAAGAGAATCTCTGTATTGGTACCAAGAAGATCAGCAGTAACAGGTGATGCAGGGAAAGAAGGCTCTCCTCCGCTAGGTATATCCTGTGCAATTGCTATGGAAGCACCATAAACATATGCAGGACGATCTGTGGACGCTTGAACAATGCAGCTAGAGCGATTGTTACGTACACGATCTCCTTCTCTCCTGTCTGGAGAAGGAATAGTTATGTTGAAGCTCTTATGATCGGCTTTTGTGCCGGTCTTATTAGATATTTTGTGATATCCAATAAGTTCGAAAGACTCAACACCAGGCCATCCTTTAACGCCTTCATGGTTATATGAAGAAAGTCTATTTACCTGGTTACCGGGCTCAAGTATTGCACCGGAGTAGTTTTTGTAAGCAGCCATTAGTTAATACCTCCTTACTCAGTAATTGTGAAAGCAGTGGTAACGAAGTCCTTATTCAAGTTCGCAAAACCAGCATAAAGTTGCCAGATGAGAATAATGAATCTGCTGAAGTCGTCATTGTTATTAATGAGAACTTGAGCATTTGGACCACCAATACCAACACCAATTGCCTGAGGGCCGAAAAATAGACCAGCAGGAGTTGTTCTTGTGGAAGCGCCGCCGCCATCGCCAATATCGACCGAAATTTCTTTGGCTGGGAAGTTTGTAGATTCGAAGAATCTTACACCTTCAAACACGAAACCTGATGGCATAACTGGTTCACCAGCTACGAACTGTGCTTGGCCATACTGACCACCACCGTAGATAGCTTGGTTAGGTGCCATAGATCCCATAAGAGGGTTTCCTTGGCCCATACCAGGATAGCGAGCAACTTCGCGGAAGCCTTGATCGGCACGGAGATCCTTCATTAGTGAAGGGTCAGCGATACAACGATAGTAGCCGTCTGCGAATACAGGTACGTGACGCTTACGTAAACTCTTAACTACTTCAAGTAGGTCAGTTTTTACGTTAAACTTGAAACGCTCAGAAGCATATTCTGTAGCGGTATAAGCATTTAGAGTTGTAGATGCACTCTTTGTCTTGCCGTTTGGATAGTAGTATCCACCTTGGGTGTCAGAAGATGCTCCACGAGATTCAGACTTGAATAGCTCGTCAAGGAACACACGGTCACGCCAACGACGATAGTCGTCGAGCAAGGTCAGCGAACCGATTGACTGGTGGAACATATTAAGGTTCCCAGTATCAAGCAGTAGACGCTGAGCTGTCATCAAAGTCTCTCTAGCAATCTTGAATGTGCTAGGAAGATTTGCATTATTAGGGTCGGCAGGGCCGGTATACTCACGAAGAGACACCAACACTTTGTCCTTAACGATAGACCTACTGTTTGCTGTACCTATGGTTTGATCCTGAGTACGCTCACGGTTTGTCTTCGTGCCAGGGTTACCGAAGAAACGGTAACGATCTAGCTGAACAGTTTGACCCGGTTGTTTTGTGAAATCATGGACAACGACGGGTTCAGACGCCATTTCCACAATATAAGCTGGATGAGGGCGGTATAATTCCGCACCCAGCAGCTTAGGGAAATCGTTATCAATAAACATTGGGTTTTTTTCAGCGTTATGGTTTTTGCTGATACCAGATAATTAAGTCTCCCTAAAGGAGACGATTATCTATCGCTGGAACCTAAATTCCATTAAGATTAATTATAATATGAGTTAATAATGGAATTTATTAAGTCTCGGGGTTAATAACTGATTGAGTACCTGTTCCGTTTAATTGATTAGTCAAAGAATATGTCGTAGGTGGTACTGTTCCAATTCTTCCATAGGGGTTGATATAACCATCAGCTGGTTGTAAATCTGATTGCTGTTCTTGCTCCTGTTGGAGTGCAGCCAATGCTAAATGTGTAGCTGCCTTATCTTTGGCTTCTTTTGCTTTAGCGTTATTCATTAGCGGCTGCCTTTTTTAGGTTTTTGAGGAGGATAACCAACTGGAACTTGACTTAGTCCAGCAGGATTCATGTATTGTCTCAAAAATGCTTGCTCATTAGCAGCTATAGCATTCTGAGTTGCCTCTGCAGCTCTTACATTCTGAGGAGAAAATAAAGCATTTTGAGGTAAAGGTGACCCAGGTAGATTTAACTTTAAATAAGAAGCATCTAAGTCCTGAGGCATTGGAGGAACAGCGGCATTTGGGTTGCCTACTCCAACTTGTGATTCTTTTCTAATGGCTGCATATTGATCGCTATTACCAGCAAATATCTGAGCTTGTATATCAGTTCCACCAAAGTCAACTAAATTAGGAGACCCAATAGGACCACCTGCTGTACCAAGGTATGCAACGAAATCATCTGCTCTGTCTCTAGCTTTCTTTTTTGCCATTTGGAAAATAGGTAAAGGGGTAGCGCTTGCCACCCCTAAGTTAAAAGGAGTTAGATCACTCCATTACAAGAAGTTTGTTACGGAAAACTTCAGGATTTTGTTGTGCTTGATTCAAGTAACGCCAAGCATTCTGTGGGTCTCTGTCAGCGGCACTACCAAAGTTATTCCAGAAATCTTCTGGTCTTCCTTGTGATTGTGGCTGTGGAGGTACAGGCATCTCAGGACGTTGTGGAGCTGGAGCAGCAGCTGGTCTAGCTGTAGGAGCTGCAGGAGCCTCTGGAATAGAGTGTGATCTATCAGAACCCTGGAACTGTTGTCCTACTTGTCTACCTTGAACTGGAGCGCCTTGAGCAGGGATTGGATAAGGTCCATTATCCCCGAAGAACTCACATGTGTAATCAGCTAATACGTCAGGATTAGTAAGAATATGCTCATAAGCTTTATGCTCATTAGAAAGCTCCTTAAGAAGCCCAACAGCTTCACCTAATTGCTCGTTAGTTTGTATTAATGAATCTTCTAGTTGAGTGGCGTATGTATTTAGATCTGCTGCAGCGTTAGGACCGAAATGGTCTATAACCTGTAGGCTTTCCTCACTTACTCCGTTTGCCCTTAGCTGGTCTGGTGTTATTTCCAGAGATGTTTGGGAATAGTTGTTGGATAAGTCCTGGCTGTTGTTGATCCCAGGCGTAGAGGTCGGCGCTACCTGATTGGCGAACTGGGTTGTTTGCTGGGAAGCGTAACTCGCCGGGTCGATTGTTTGTGTCTGAGGAGACTGTTGACCCTGGAACGGGAATTGGACTGGAGAGCTCAGTAGACCCACCACCTTGTTGAAGGCGTCCTTGTAAGGACTCTCCTGTTGTGGGGCTGCCTGGGGTGCCTGGGGGTACGAAGCTGTAGGGGTTGATGGTAGTCCTTGGATCCCCATCTGGGCTGGCGCTTGAGGCACGGGTGCCGCCATCGGCTGGGAGCTCCCCACCCATTGGGGAGAAGTTGCCACTGATGGGGCCTGAGCCGCTGACTGCTGCGCTACTGGAGCCACGTAGCTGGTCGGCGGGGTCTGGGATACTTGGGGTGCCGATTGGGTCGGCGCTACGGTAGCGTCCTGCATAAGTTACTTCCTTCTGGAGTGATTCTAAAGTTCGATATAAGAAAGGGGTGAGATCTAGTCTCGGATCCGCTGCCATAGGTAAATTAGGCTGTTGCGGATGCGGAGTCCTCATCTCTTGATTGATTAGATCAATAAAGGAGGAATACGCCCTCTGTACCTCTCCCACCATTCGGAATGGGAAACCGGAGAGCATTCCCGCGATTTCGTCATCCGTTTTGGATGGAAATAGATACTTCAGTGCTTCTATACTATCAACACCCAATTCTTGAAGGTTTCGAGTAAAGATAGATTGGTTCAATTTATCCTGTGCTGTATCCTCATAAACTGGTCCCATCCACCGCCATAAAACGGTTCTATCTCCATCTGGAGCAAGCCCTAATACACCATCCGGTATCTCTTGCGTTTCAACAGCAATATCAATAGCAGCCTGCAATTTCTGCTCATATTTAGCTTTCTGTTTTTCGTACTTTTCTAGAGCTTTTGGATCGTCTAGGTCGTCAGGAACCTGAGGAAATTTAATACCAGAGGCGTAAGCTAATGACTTACGGAATATTTGTTCTTCTTGGAAAAGAATTAATTCAAAACACTTACAAACACCATAAGTATAAAGTTGTAAGCATTTCTTTTTAGCCGTTGCACTTACACGTCCATATGCAGATTTAATCTCCGTGGCAGTGACATTAGTAATACTTAAGTCGTCAATACCACCTAAAGCTAATCTTATTTCACTACGTAGCTGCTCTGAATAACGAGCCTGATCAGTACTTACAGCATTAGGTGTAATAAAACCAACCCTATCTGAGGGTTCTAAATTAGATATAACTCTCGGTACTCGCATACCACTACCAGGTTTTCCTATATAGCCTGGTTGTGTACGAGTTGTAGGATCTTGTTTATAAGTAGAACTAGAAAGATCGAAATTAGACTGGAATCCAGATTGACTAGAAATACTTGGACGTTGTACAGCATCGGCATCTTGTTCAACAATGTCTTGTTTAGGTCGTGAAGAAAGGAGTGTTGGATTTCCAAAGAAAGAAAGGTTTGCACGTATATTTTTAACCATCTCATCGTGAGCAATGATCTGATTAGCTAACCATTCAAATTCACCTGCTCCATCAGTTCCAAATGCATCTGGATTATTAAATACCTCAACACATGGAATAAACTCCATTGTATTTTCTACTGTCTTTTTATCAAACGTTGCAAAATTAACATTCTCTTGTTCAAACGTTATTTCTTGCTCACTATGAAATTCTTCAATTTCAGTAGCAGTAATACGTAAACGCATATAACGCTTATCTGTACTTAAACCAACCCCTTGTAAACCACGTTTTGCTTTAACTTTATATGGATAGATAATGATTACTTCTTCTAACTCACCTTCTGGAGAATAATAAGTACGATAAGCATCTTTATCAAACCAATAGATACGATAAGTTTTCTTTGTTGGTCGAATATAAAAAAGTCCTTTTCCGTAAGCTAAAAATCTGTCCCAAATTGAATCTAAACGTGCATCTAATTTATTGAATTTAATTACTTGTTGAACAAAATCAAACCTTTGAGTACCAAAATTATCTTGTTGTGGAAAAAACTCAACTCCCTGTCTTATCCCAAACATTTTCATCTGAGACAAGTGAGCGTTCACCAGCATGGTGTCCGCAGGTCCTGTCCCATCCTTTGCTATTACTGATTTCAGAATAGCGTCGAGTTCAGCTTTGCTATTACTATCGCTCATGAGTACTCAAGATTTAATCTATTGGTCAATATCGTACCCAGCATGTAATCGTTTAAGAGTAATAACATCATCGTCGACCTCAACTTCAAACCTTTCATTAGGTTGGATAGCAAGATCATGACAAAGTTCATCAGGAAGAGGAATAACGGCTGAACCGTAGGCATCCTGTTCGAGCTCGAGATTGTAATAGCTGGGTGACATCGGGATGTGATTTCTCTAGTTTAAATCGTCAATACTCTAACTGTAGTTTTCCTCGGGTCATTAACCCATTACATAGCCATACTAATGCGTCAACACAATCATCATGAGAACTAACTCCAAAGTTAACTATTTCGTCTGTTAAAGGTCCAAAGCGTCTGAATTTATTAAAAGTAATTTTTCTCTGTTCAAATAAACCCATTATGCCCCTAAATCGTGCAACTTTATCTCCTCTAAAACCTTTTACCGGATGCCAAATTAAATTATAAAGACCTTGCTCAGTCTGACAAATTCTTTTGAAATCTGCTTCTAAAGAAGCTTGATATGCAACGGCTTCTGACCATATATGAGCAGTAGTTCCAGTAGCAAAATAATCTTTATTATCTTTATGTATAACACCCCATTCTTCCATCATCTCCATAAGTAATTCTAGTTTTTCAAGGTTCCCCATAACTCGTACACGCTTGCAATCGACAATATGAATTTTGTCGCCTATTCTCCCGCCCATTACAAAAACCGTATAATCATTCTTTTCTCTTACTCCAGCTGATAAATCAACTCCTACACCTAAAGTATCAAATTGAGTTGCAATAGGGCCCTTAACAATTAAATCCGGTGATAAGGATAATTCACTAGTTTGAACTATTTGATTTTGATATTGAAAACTAAAAGCAACTGGAGCAATTCTTCTCCTATCTGACAAATAGTCTAGTGACCACATCTCTGGCCAATAAGACATCTCTTCTCCTGTATCATCAACAGTAATAGCCGATTGAACTATTTGAACCCAACCACTCTGCGGGATAAACGTAGTGTTGTGAACATCATCATGTCTAAAGCGAGTACCTAGACAAATAGCTCTTGCACCCTCAAACATAGTAGGAACAATAACGGCATTCCAGTTATCTTCCATAGCCTGACGAATATCTTTATTCTTTATGTCATCGGCACTTTTAATTGCGTCATCAATAATACATAAGTGAGAACGTTTTGAAGTAACAGCACCTTTCAAGCCAGCACAACAAACAGTAAATTCTTCCTCACCCGTAGATTTAATACCAGCAAATTTCCAATCAATACTCCAATATTCATTAGAGTTAATTCCTTTAGCAATCTTCACCCGAGGAAAGATTTCCTTATAAACCTTACTTTCTTCAATAATTCGTTTAATTGCTGCACTTTTAGGACGTGCTACGTCAACTGTATAAGAAATATAGAGAATTTTTAAAGGTAACTTAGCTGTTGCATGTATTCCAATAGCCCAGGCCGTAAATAATCCTAATACTGTAGATTTTGCAGAACCTCTTGGAGCCAAAATATCGATGTTTGGACCAGCAATACCAACAAGGCATTCACTATCATCACCAGTACATAAATATTTATGCCATTCTTTATGATGAGCAGCTGGAGGTTTATTACCTACAACATCACAAAAATAAGCAAAATCTTTTCTTGCTCTTTCAGTATCAATATTTGATGTTTTTTTTACAACATGCTGCTTAGCCGCTGCTCTCGCAGTGCGTCTGTAGACACTGTAAATGCTTGTACCTGCCATGGACGTAGCATAGCCTATTAATTACTAAGATTCTTCTTGTAGTATCTTTGTCCAAACTCCCATTGAGGCTTCTTGTAATGGACCTTCAATTGGATCATCTCTAAAAATCGATAACATCTCACGTAAAGCTCTATCTGCACCAGCAAGTATTAAACCTTGTTTATCCATTAATACCTTTTCATCATTTAATTGTTTTATTGAACCACGTAATTCTTTTTGAAGCATTGCAATCCGGGCCGTACCCATATCTTGCTTCACCATTCCCATATCAATGGCTTCCCTTAATTTAGAAATATCTTGCTGCATATAATCAATTTCTCTCTCCAATACTTCAGTAAAGTTCCTTTTTTTAGTTTTCTTCTGAGACCATTCGTCGCACTCAACAATACTTCCCGTAAAACCAAGGAATCGGGAATATAAATATATCTGAATAGGAGATGGACTCCGTTTACAGAAAGCTAAAAAGGATTCGCGGTCTTTTTCGGTTAAACCTTGAATCCAATTGTTCATGTTCGGTAAGAATCTTGGGCTTGTTCGTAATCCCTATTCTCTTTATAGCGACGGAACATCTCTTTTTGCAAGTCTGTCGTTCTGGTCTCTTGACCTGTAGTCCTAGTTAATTCTCTTGCTTCCTGACCTTTTACCCGAGTAGTAGCTCGTTCCTCTTGCCCAGAAGTCTCAATACCACGACGATATTGAAGACCAGTTTCGGCAATACCTGCTCTGTTCTCTTGTCCTTGAACACGAGTAGTTGCACGAGTCTGATCACCCATCTCACCGTAACTAAGTCTCTGCTCAGCTCCAGCAGCTTGAGTACGCCTAACATCTTGACCAGCAAAGAACTCAGCATTAGTACGATCTAATTGAGCACCTAATTCCATATTTAGGCGTTGCTGCTTACCACTAACCTCATTTAATGCAGTTTGTGTCTGCAAAGACTGAGAAGGAACCTGAGTAGGTGGCGCTGGTGGTGGTGGCGCTGGTGGATAAACAATTTGTGGAGGGTTTGGTCTACTTCCGCCCATTACTAAACCTCAAGATTTAATTAGTCTAACAAAAGTTATGCTCGGCCACTTATGTTAGGCACGTTAGCTACAACAGCTTGGCCAAAGGATCTACTCGGCATAGTGTTAGTTGCTCTTACCCAATCATTTGCAGCCATTTGATATTGATTCATCGCCTTTGCTTCATCTAATGCTTTTCTTGAAGCCAATCCCATTCGCGCTTGTAGCTCTGCAGGACTATAGGCTTCTGTCATCATCCGACTAGTAAGTAGTTGATCCCGAATGAGAGGATTAATCCTCTGAAACTCATTTACGGTATTACGAAAATCGCCAACTCTTTGACTAGTTCTATCACGATATAAAGCAGCAGCATCGTCACTTCTCCAATTCCTAATAGCTTCTTGTGTTTCTCGAGTTGGAAGACCTGTACTGGAATCGTACCCAGGCATATAAGAGGGATCTGGAGTATTAATAGAAGTTTGAGATATATCTGGTTGTTTTACTGTTGGTACTCTTCCTAATCCACCTTCTGCTGCTGTATTAATATCACCTCTTTTATCAAAATCCCATGTTTGACCAAGCAAACCACCAATTGCATCCATAGTTCCTCCTACCCATCTAGGAATTCCTCCCCTAGCAGAACTGTCAACTACTCTTCCTTTTTCTACTTTCTCACCAGGATTCAAGTCATATTCAGTTCCCTTAGTCAAATCAACATTTCTCTGACCAGAAGTCATATCAGTACCAACTGGTCTAATTACTGATTGGGGATTTATGTTTCTAGTAACTGGTATATATTGTTGATTTTGTCTAACCGGTACATATTGTTGATACTGAGGCTGATAAGGATCACCATATACTGGAGGTTGCCCTCCATATAGCTGCGCTGCTATCGCATCTGCGTAGTAACTCATAATTGCTTACTGATATAAAGCATAATTTTGTGTAATTGCACTACCCGTCTGTTCCGCTGCTCTCTTACCTATCTCTGCATCTTTTCTAGCAGAAATCTCAGTAAGAAGGGCATTAGTATCAATGTTCTTACGAACACCTGCAGCAGCAAGTTGACGTGTTAATTCATCCTTAGCGCGTTGCTCTGCATATTTCCTTACAGTTGGCATCAATATATTTAGTGCAGCTGCGTTAGCTCTTGCATCAAGTCTTGTACCAAGTCTACGTCCAGAGAAAGTACCAGTTGGATCAATCTGATCAGCTTGAGTTCCTATTGGATTTACATAGCCATACTGTCCCATTCCACCAGGTAGCGCATTTTGAGGTCCAGTTAAGAATTGCTCACCTGTTGCTAAATTTTGTACAAGGAAACCACCTCCTGCATTTTGCCCACCACTTAATATATTTTGACCAGTTTGCTGAATTGTATTTACTGCCTGACCTGTTGGACTGTCACTAAACATCCCACCTAAATTACTACCCCCAGCTATAAGAGCACCTGGAATAGCAGCTTGTGCGAGGTTTTGAGCTAATGGTGCAGCCACACCTAGTTTTGTCAGACCAGCTGCGCCTTTCGTTGTTAACCAAGGAACACC